CAGATGTAAATGTAATTGGCGTCCCACGACATGGTGCCGACGGTGCCGGCGGCAGAGGCGCTGGCGGGGGTGGCGCTGAGCGTGTGGATGACGGTGCCACCCACCGTCAGCGTCCCGCCCGCATTAACATTCCCCGCACCAATCGCCACGTTGGTCGCCGCCGTGCCGTTGCCGATGGTGAGTGCGCCGACGGTGCTGGAGGAGGCGGAGGTGGTGTATTTAATGTCGAATTTGCCCGCGCTCAAAGCTCCACCCGTAATGATTACCGGATCAACCGCCGCCGTAACGTCCTCAATGATGAACGTGTCGGTTGCCTGTAGCCCGACTCCAACTCGCCATTTTCTCGCCGTCGCCGTCGTGCGTGCAAAATCAAAAAACGCACCATTTCCAGCGGACAAGATTGATGTGGCATATCCAGTCGCGGTGGCTGGTGTGTCACCAACTCCAAATCCCGAAGCGCTGATTACGGTGCCGCCGAAGTGACTCGCCCCGCCCGCGTTGCCGCTCAGGCCGACGTTCGAGCCGACGCGGAGTGCGCCGCTCGTGGTGGTGGATGCCGTGCTCGTGCCTGCGACGTGCAGCCCGCCCGTGCCGGAAATGTCCGTCGTCGTTCCGATTAGGACGTTGCCGCCAGCGCCACCCTGCAACACAAGCGGCGCCCATGCGATACCTGTATTTATGGACTGTATGTATGCGTACCCGGTTGCGCTATTGATACCTAGATTAAGTTGCCGAGTCCCGGTGGCTACACGGAAAACGCTCGTTTGAGGATCGGTCGGAGAACTTGCCGCGACGTTGACCACGGCGTTTCCTGTCGTCGCCGCCCCCAGCACCAGACTCGCGCCCGTGCTGCCGCCGGCGAGGGTGAGGTCGGTGGAGGATGCTGCCGTGACGGAGTTGACGCCGGTGAGCCCGCTTGAATTGAACGCGACGCCTGTGCCTGCGCCGGGACCGAATGTGGCAACGGTCGTGCCTCCACTGCCTATGATAGCAAGACCGCCGCTAGTGGACGACTTGAGACTCTCGACGCCAGTGATTGCGCCAGTGTCTCCGACGATTACGGTCGAGTTTTGAACCGTTTTTCCGCCCGTGCCGTCGAAGCGCACAATCGCGTTGTCGGTTGCGCTGCCGGGACCGTTCACGTCGCCTGCGCCGCCGGTTGCGCTGACCCAAATAGGAGCCGCGCCCGCGCCTTGCGTCGAGAGAAGTTGCCCCGAGGTTCCCGCCGCGAGCTTGGAAAGTGCGCCCGTTGTGCCGGCGTAAAGCACGTCGCCCACGGCGTAGGTCGCGGAGCCGGGAACCACTTGTGCCGGCAGGATCGTGCCGGTGAGACTGCCGAAGTCCGTCGCGCCGCCCGCGCCATTGCCCGAGCGTTTCGCCAGCGTCGTGTACTTGGTTGAGCGCGTCGGCTTTTCCGTGTTGCCATCCTCGTTGGAGATGTAGCTCGACCCGTTGTAGCTCACCACGTCGAGCGAGTTTGCAATCATGCCCGCTTGCCATTCCCCGCGCGGGTTGAACGGCTTGGCGTCTGCACCCTTGATGACGGGAGGAATGGCCGCTAATGCGACGGAATGAGCGGCAATCTCGCGCTCCACGCGCACGGACCATTCAGCAATCTCGACGGACTTCGCGTCAAAGGACGAGCGCAGCCCGAGCGCAATGTCGCGAAGCGACGCGGCAAGCTGTTCGTCGCCTGCTTCCGCGCGGCGGTCGATCTCGGCGACGGCGGACTCGAAGCGGCCGATCTCGCGCGCGAGGTGCGCGGTCTTGTCGTTCAGCGCGAGCTGGAGCGCGCCAATGTCATTCTCCAGAACCTGATGCTTGAGCGCGCCGAGCCCTTTGATTGCGGCATCCAGGACCATCGCCGCGCTTTCAAGAGTCTTGGTCTGCGCGCCCAGCTCATTCTCAATCTTGCCCACGCGGTCGTTTAGCTCGCCCGCTTTTTCGGCGACAAGCTCAAGCTCGTCAAAGTTCTGTTCGATGTTCTGCGGTTCGTTGAGTTTCATTTGCTTGAATTGAGTTTTTCGAGAGCGAGTTCGAGATTTGCGATGCGCGCGGACATTGCGTGCTTCCATTGCACGAGGTCGTTGCGTAGCACGTTGGAGCGAAGTAGGCCGACCGCTTCGATGCCGGCATTAAGCGCGACGACGGCAGCATCAAGCGCGGCTGTCTGCGTGCCGAGGTCGTGCTCGATCTTGCCGACGCGCCCGTTGAGTTCGCCGGTTTTCTCGGCGACGAGTTCGACGCACGAAAGGTTTACCGTCTTTGTCGTTGTTTCGTCCATGTTATTGCTCGGTTTCGGTCGTTGCTAGTTTCACCCCGCCGAGGCGTTCAAATGTGTGCCGCGTCATTTCGAGCGACGCGTTGCTGTTGCCGAGACGCTTGCGCATCGCGGCAATGCGAACCTGCTTGCGAACGATGGCCTCGTTGCGGGCGAGCTTGCTTGCGGACGGACCAGCGAGAGCGAGCGCGATGCGTTCGCGCGCTGAACCGTTTCGCCCAGCGTTTAGGCGCTCGACGATCGCATTGGCCCACGTCTGGCCGGCGTCCCCACCCCAGCCGTTCCACGCCTGCCAGCCCTTGCCCTGTTCGCTCCACGTTTCGCCCTGCTTGTCGATCTCGTGCCGGTCGAAATATGCCTTCATGCGCCGCACCGTATCCTCCGAGAGCGGGCGTTTGTTCATGATGTCGCGAGCGCGAGCGATGCCCACGTCGGTCATTCCACGGTTCGACGGAGATGCTTTCTCGCGCACGTCGAGCGCACGTTTCGCATTTGCGACCATCGCGTCGTTCGGCACGTAGGAGGCTTCGGCGAAATTAGCAGAAAGCGCGGACGAGGTTTCCGACTCGCCTCCGTCGGAAGCGACGCCCGCATTGGTTGCCGCGGTCGAATCGACCTGCGCCTGTGCTGCCGCGGTCGCGACGTTCTCACCCGCTGCCGCTGCCGCTGCCGGCGTGCTTGGAAGCGAATTGGTCACGAGTCGAATCGCGGTCTCAGGGATGCCGTACTTCGTCGCGAGTTCTTTGACGTAACTCGCCTCAATCGCGATCTGCTCCAAGCGCGCGAAAGCGTCCGTGCCCTCCTCGCCCGCGATCTCCTGGAGTGACTTCGCGCCTTGGCGGTTCTCGTTGAGATTCGCCGCCGACTCGCGGCCCACGTCGATTGAGAGCTTGGCTGGAAAACGCCATTCGCCAGTAGTTGCGCGGCGGAGCGCCTGCACAACGGTCTCGCCGACAAGCAAAGGAGGCGCCGGAATTTCCCCGCGCGCGATGGCGTCGAGAATCACGGCGTTTTTGATCGGGTCGAGAACCTTGTCGGTGAGCACGCCCTGGTGCCGCGTGAACACGCGATCAGCTGCCGCAAACTCGGCGCGCACGCTTGGGCCCTTGTAATCCTGCGTGCCGAAAAGTACGCCCTCGGGAACGCCGACGCCGATTGCGATCTCGTGCATCAGATGCTGCACGAAGCCGGAGAACGCGGCGGAAGGGCGCGACGGCATCACTTCAACGCGGTCAGCGGCGCCCATGTAACGAATCATTCCGACCTCTGACATTTCGTTCTGCTGCGTCTGCCCGTTCGGCATCGTGACCGTCGGTTGCGGCGTGAACAAGTTGCGCGGATTCGCCGAACCGCGGTCGTTAAACACGAGCGCCGCCTGTTGCGACGCGAAGCGCACGCCGGCCTTTTCGGCTTCGAGGATTTCGTAGAGCATCCGCGCGGTTTTGATTGCCGCATGAAAGTCCGTGATCCCGCGGTATTGATCGACGCGGAACGGGTCGAAGTAGTGGCAGAAGTTGTGCGCCGCTACGTCCTCCGCGCCGAAGTAAACGCCCTCCCGCGTGACGCGGTAAATGCGATACGCGACCGGCTTGCCGAACTCGTCGGTAATTATGCCTTGGTAGTAATTGTCCGACTCAGCCCCGAGCGCGTTCGGGTTGCCGATGCGCGTTCCCGGCACGAGCTGAATCTTGAGTTCATCGCCAACGCGGCGGATGGCGTATCCGCAATCGCCATCTACGGGTCGCTCTTCGCATCCGAGCTGGATCAGCTTCTTGAACGTGTGCCGGCCGGTCACATCACACCGCTTGCACCACTCGTGAAAGAACTCGGAAACGATTTGATTGTACGCGCGGTCCTGCGTCGCCGGCGAATACTCGTTCGGCGTAAGGTAGTTTCCGAACTTGCGCGTGATCTCGCGCGCCTCAGGAAAGTTCTCCACGAGGTCGCGAGATTCCCACATCATCACAACGCGCGAGCGCGAGGTCTGCGTCGATTCGCTCGGTTGACCGTAGGTCTTAGGCGCGTAAAGTCGGTTCGTCTGCGCGGCGTTGTAGCTGAAAAGCGCGGTCTCGACGCGCGATTGCAAACGCTGTTTTCCCCAGGACGGCGCAACGGCCTCGATGGCTTTGTCGATCCACGGACGCGAGGCGATGACTTTTGACGGGTCGAAGGTTTCCATGAGCGTGGTCAGTTTCCGGTGAAGCTGACAAAGGTCTCGGTGCGCGCCGTGCCGTTCGCGTCGTCAATCGCCCACTGCACCTGACCGAGCATCTGCGTCAACGAATTGAGGTCCGCGCGCGTGACGCTTTTGCCGTTGAGCGAGTAGCTTTGATTGCTCAAAACTGCCAAGATTGCATCGCTTACGCGCGATTTGAACGTGGCCAACGTCGTTGCGTCGAGGCCGAGAAATGGGTTGTCGAGTGCCACGCCAAAGCGCGCCCCGTTAAAACCAACCTTACGCCGTCGCAGGAACGTAGCGCACGACGCCGGCAATCGTCGCGATGCATAGCATCATGGCCGACGTGTCGAGACCGTGATTTGCGGCGTTACTTTTGACTTCCTTCCATTCCCAGACGCCCGCGCGAATCTCGACCTTTGACTCGCCCTTGAGATGCTGGAGATAAAGCGGGTTCACGTCGTCGGGAAGCTCCCATTTCAAGTCGCCTTTGCCTTCGAGCGCGGTCTGGAGCACGTCCTTGAAGTAGTCGCCGCTCCAGTTGTAAAAGAACACGTCGCCGCCGCGGTAGTCGCTGACCTGCGGGTCCGAAAACGGAAAGTTGATCAGCTTGCCGGTTGCCTCGTCTCGCATCGTCCATGTCTTGCGCGCGTGCCCACGCATTGAGCGCCATCCGAAGTCCGCGCAATCGCGGTCCACGTCGCTCGGTCGGTAGCCGCGGTCCTGCGCCACGCACGCGTCGGCAACCTTGTAGCGCAGTTGCAGCGCGCGCAGTTGGTCGCGCGTGTCAATTCGCCCGAAATGAAGCTGCCGATAGCGCGTGCCGCCGTTGGTCGAGAAGGCGCCGATCTCGACCCACCAATGGTCAAGCTGGCGGTCGATCGTCATAAAGCGAATGGCCTCGTTCTCGATGCCTTGGCCTTGCGCGTAGTCGACGAGCTTGTAGCCGCTCGACTGCACGAATAGGTTGACGGTTTTCTTTTCGACGATCCACGGCTTCGCTTCGCGCTTCGTGCGAAACTCCATCTTCATGCGGTCCTCTCCGCGCTTCGCCCATTGATTCTCGGCTTCGCAAAACTCTTCCACGAGCATCTTCATCGGGCGAGCGACGAGCGCCTCGATGCGAAAGCTCTTGATCTCAGCCGGCGCGTCGGGTCGCTCGGCGATGTAGCGCCCAGTCTTGCGCCAGTGGTTGCGTGTCGCGTCCGTGTCCGGTGACTCGTGGTCGCAGTGGATGCAGCGGAACCGCGTTGTTTCAATCGCGCGCGCTACGTCCCAAGTCTCGTCGTCGCGCTTCGCGGTCTTGTCCCAGACGACGCCGCCGCGCGTTTCCTTGTCGTCGATTGACGGCTGCGAGAACGCGACCGGATGCGCATTGCCGCACGACGGACACAGCGCGTGCCACTCCTGCTGATTGCCCGAACGAAAGCTCGTGTCTTCCACATTGCCGACCTCCGCGCTCATCTCGGGCGCTTGGCTCACGTTGTAAATCTTCGAGCGCCCCACCTCCTCAAACTTCGAGACGCGCGCGATTGCGTGGCCGTAAACGTCCTGCCAGCGCGGAAGCCAGATTTCGTCGTTTACTTTGTAGCGGATCGACTGCGATTGCTGCGTCGAAAGATTCGCGGGGTTGAGCGAGAGAAAGAATCCCCCAAAGTAAATCTCGGTTGTCGTCCGGTGCGGCCCCGGCTTCGGGAGCATCGCGGCCACGAGCTTGCAGCGTTCGAGAAGCGGGTTGAGCCGGCTCTTGCAATGTTTCTCGACCATCTCGTCGGTCTGCATCGTCCACGAGATCGGTCCGGCGTCGTTCGCGATGAGCCACGGAATCCAAATGTCGGCGACGAGCGTTCCGCCAATCTGCACCGCCTTGCGGAAGTGCACGCGACGCACGAGCGGATTCTGCAGCGCGTCGAAGATCGGGATCAGCCAAGGCGTTATCTTCGCGTTGAACGGTCCCGGCGTCGCGTAGCTTTCTGGAAGCACGACGTGCTTGCGCGCCCACTCGTAAATCGGCGAGCGGTCGGGCTGCGGGAGGCGCAGCTTGGCGAGGAGTGAGTCGGATGCGGTCATGGTTCACGCCCCCTCCTTCTCCCCACCGATCGACGAGAAGAAAGGCCGCTCGGCCGTCAGCTCAATTTCGTAGTGGTCATCCACGCAGCGCCCAGCCCACGAGACCTGATAAAGCAAACCGTGCTGCCGGTAGATCAGCGCGATGATCACACCCGCGTCATCTCCGCACGCGCGGTGCCAGACCATATCGCCCAGCCCGAACTTCGGCGTGTCCATCACGTTTCGACCTCCGCGGCCCGCGATTTCGCCAGCGCCTCGCCCTCGAACTTCGCGACGTTGGAATTGATCACCTCGCGAATCTCCGCCAGGATCTCGCCGCCTTCGACGTTTGCCTCGGCTGCGCTTTTTCCGGCGACGCGTGGGCCTAGCTCAACCTCAAGCTTGAGGCGAAGGAGCAGGTCAAGCTTCTGGCCGAGGGTCACGAGCATTGCTTCGACGACTTCGCGGTCGATCACGTCGCCGGCTTCGCGCTCGTTCTTGGAGCGGGCGAGGCGGATTTGCTCGCGCATTAGTTCGGCTTTGAGGTCGGCCAGGTTCTTTGTCGCCACGTCCTTGCCGATCACGTTTTCCGCGCAGAACTGCTGCCACGCGGCCAAGTTCTCGCGGCGTCCGTCCTCGTGCTTCTTCGGTGCTTCAGTGAATCGGTTGCGCGCGTCGTAGATCGCCTGCCGGGAAAGGCCGAGTTCCTTTGCGAGCGTCGTCGTGTCCTTGACCCAGCCGTCGAGCTGGCCGGTCTGGAAATCGTTCAGCGCCTTGCGCTCCGAGGTCGTCAGCGTTTTGCCGGCCTTGAGCTTCGTCGCGATGTTGGCGACGTTCCTCCGCGCGAGGATTTCGCTCGGGGTTTGCTCGGGCTCGGTCATTTCAGAAGTTCAGAGCGATGGAATACTCGGAGCCGCCGCGAATTATTTGCCGGATGTAACTCGGGTATTTTGTGACGAGCTTCTTGATGCACTCCGCTTCCATCTTTTGCGTTCGGTATGATTTGCAGCCGCCTTCATTCACCCAGTGCGAATTTGCCCAATAGATGTATCGACAGCACAAAATTCCCCCGCGCTCCTTGATGTGACGAAGGCAAAGCTCGTAGTCCTCCTTCACGGGAAAATCTTCGTCGAAATAGTATGTGCCATCGTTGATGATTCCCATGCAGGATGCCGTGACGTAGCTCCGAAACAAAAATGGTTTGTAGGGGTAAACCGAACGAAGAGCCCCATCGGTTGAAACCCCCCATATCTTGAACTGAAGTTGATCGGTTAAATCAAATAGCTTCTGAAATTCTTTGACCCATTGAGCTTCTGTCAGCGCCTTGTCTTTCGCTTTGTTCTCATAGAGCTTCTTCCATCCCTGCGCCTTTACGTCGTCGTCAATGAAAACGACCCTTTCTTGTCCGCAGTTTTTCAGAATCCAGTTCCTTGTCTTTGTGATTCCTTTTACCTCGTCAGGCACTCCGACCACATTTGCGCTTGTCCTTCGGTATTGATTTACCTCGGAGTTAGGCACGAAAAGCACCC